AATCATACTGAATATATCTATCAGTATCGTTACCAGAAAAAGCAGCTCTTGTAGTATCATCACCGTCAAATGCCTTGTACGCTTCAAATCCTGTATTGTATATACTGCTTGAACTACAAACTCCACTCGGAGTAGTGTTAGAAGTCATAACAGGAACGCTGGTACTAACTGCCCATGTTGTTGACCTAACCATGTAGTCAACAGCGTTAGGGGAATTGATAAGGGCAAGCAGTGTATCGGTATCTGCTAATACTTCTGCAAGAGTGGTATAAGTCTTATTCCAGATGTTCGCACAATGAAGCCATATCTGAATATCATCAGTAGGCAACACTGTACGGCCATCGGGGATATTTGATTTTCCGAATATCTGATACCAATTAAGCTGTTTCATTCAATCTCCTTTGCCTAGCCAACAACCACACACATATCCCGCAATAAACGTTGTAAGTAGTGCCATGCAGACAATTACAAAATCCATTATTTACCTCTCTTACGCTTCCTTTACCCTTATGTTAAATGCGGTTGTGGGGACTTCCTCAAAGTGCAGGGTCAGACTGTTTGCACCGATTTCATAAGCGTATAGCTTCATGAAGTCTTCTTTTGTACCCGTAAGATTAACTGCGTAGTCTGCAACCATTCCCGAAGCGAAGTTCGTAAGAGGGTTTCCGTCTTTGTCAGAAGTGATCACGATTGTCTGAACAGTCTTGCTCTCGCCCCATATTGTGACAGTCTCTTCGGTATAGCCCGAAGCGGGGCAAGTTATGTCATAGAAGTTTTTGAAGTACAATGCGTTATGACCTTCAAGGGCTTCGGAGTTGTCTACCACTCCATCATCATCCGTGTCATAGATGGCCTTAGTCATATCGCCGCCACCCATTGATACAACGTAGTCAACGATATCTTTCATAGTGGGAAGTTTAGTATCATCGTTTGTAACTCCACCACCAACGCAGTCTACAAGCGCATTGAACTTGTCTATTGACAGATTGCCGAGGGAGTCAAACCTTGCCTGCATATCACCCGTTGACAGTCCGGGAGTATCGGGAAGACCCGTTACACCCTTATCTGCACGGTCTGCTGATGTGATTTTGTAAGTGTCCTGAAATGTTCCCATATTCTCTCCTTACTGCTTGTAGTTACCTTTCTCAACAAACTCTAAGCCGATCTTGTCAAGTGCAAAGGGTTCATTGATATTGAGGTTTTCAAAACGGTATCTTGCCTTGTCTACTTTCTTTACTCTGGTCTTTAACGCAACTACTCTGTTTGTGATATCCGATGAGAACGAAAGCTTTGAGAATACCAATGACTTAAATGACAGATAAGAAGCTGTTGAGGAATTAGTCGTTAGCACGGTCCATATTCCACGCTTCATGACTGACATTCTGATTGAGGTTACAATAGCCTGCTGTAGTCTCACTGCAAGATATCTGAACGTCTTGTTTTTGTAGAACAGCTTTCCGTCAAAGTCGGGGGTTTCCCATCTGCATACAATCGCTACCCCATCATCGTTATAGCTATTGATATCATCGGGGTTTGTATAGAATCTGCATACACTACCAGACTTTGAACCAAACCACAACGCCCCGTCTTCTTCCCACATACAGTTTGCGTCAACGTTTTCTCTGTAATATCCAACAAACTGTCTTGTTGAATAGGGGGCTGATTTATCCGTCTGAATAGGCTGTAATCCATCGAGGATATACAGATGTTTATTTACCGCCAACACATAGAAGTCTTTGTAGACAAAGGCAAAAGCGTTTTGCAGATTCGTTTCATTTAAAAGCTTGCCGTTGAGATAAAAGGATCTAAGGTTGGTTAATTCTCTACCGGTTATATCCTGGGAAGTGATTGCATGGATTCCTAAGTCTGTAAGGAACAAAGGCTCTCCCGCAAGATATGCTGTGGAGTCAGCGCAGATACAAGCCGCACCGTGCATAGTGGTTTGGGTTGCGAACGTTGTCTCTTTATCAACAGTAGTTGAACCAACCAAGACTATGTTCTGCTCTACTTCGTTTTTATCCTTAAGGACAGCAAGGTAAGAATTAATGACGGTATATCCGATTATCTTTGACTTTGCTGTGCCGATTAATTGATAGTTGGTATCGGGGAAATAAGTAGGATCGTTAGCTGCGGAGTACCACTGATAATTGATGTATTCGTTATCGGGATTGCCACTTACAAAGAGTCTGTTTAAGTCTCCGCTTGCCCCGTACAACACGCCTAAATCGCATTTGTTGATACGGTCTGCGTAACCTGCGACAGTTTTATAGGCTGTGATTTTAACGTTGTCCTCACCCGTTACAGGGCTTTCTCCGGGCGGGTCTGTGAAGTTTACAACTCCCGTAGTCCTGTTGACCGAGAAGCCTGTACCCTCAGTAAGCTCAGACCACGTTCCGTCATTCTGCAAAATCTCTGCTTTGACGGGTGTATCGTCAAGGTCTGTATAGCTTAAATGATATTCAGTGGTTCCCACTGTTCCTAAGAACTGCTCAGTAAATCCGGGGCTGAGAAGGTTAAGTGCGTAGTACGATGTACCACCGCCAGAAGGTTTACCACCGATTAAGGTTACGGGTATAGTTGCGTCTTCCGTAGCTTTCTTTACTGTGGTTCCATCCCATATAAGTAAAGCCTTGCCATCGAGAATACAAACCTTATCCCCGAACTGCCATGAGCGTGAACGAGAATCTTTTGCTTCTGAGTACAAGACTGTAGGATCGTCAAAATCCGCTTCATATATTTTTGTTCCCGCATGAATCAGGCCGTGGGGCTTTCCGTGCATGGTATGATAACCATTAATCGCACCGTCTAATGTAGCCATAGTCTTATAGCCCATTGACTTACGGACTTTGCCCGGAACTTCACGGATCATGTTCAAGAGGTTAGGGGACTTATCAATATCAACGGCTGCGGGGTCGTTGGTAAAGTCTGCGCCTAAGAATGTTTCGATTGTTAAAGTTGACCTTGCGGGTGACGCAGGTACTTTGAATTGAACTGCCATTTATACCCACTCCGATGTGAACTTTTCTTTACCGGGATTCGATGAGGTATTTCTTAAGGACTCCAAACCAACTTCAAACTCATTACGATAGGTAGTGGCTATTCCGTTGTCATCGTCCTTGTAAAGCTGTGACGCAATGTATAAAGGCAAGAGGTCTGCGACTTCCTTATCTATGTCTAATACATAATCGTCCTCAGTCTCATAATCGATCTGCCCTGGATATGCGTTGTAATAGACCGTATACATTCCGGGCTTGTCTTTGGGTAAGACTAAGATATGATCCGACTCTTTGTAGTAGTCAGTGGTATTGAGATAGATAGTTGCGCTCTCTCCCTCATACACAAGCGAATTTCCAAACATACTGTAGAACGTTGGTGCTAATTCCTTAAGGTCGTACTTGACGTACTTACCGTACTCAGGAACTATGTCTACTCCGTTTATGGTAGGGAATGTGTCTGCGTAGATAGCGATATTCTTTACCTTTGAGGGGTAAGGTGATGTGAATGTGATGGTGATGGTATTGTTACCGCTGTTGGCGTAATTGCCTTTGAACTCTGAGAACGTACCGAAAGAATCAATGCTGATGGTTACGTCTTCATCACCGCCACTTATTACCGCTGTTCCTATACCGGAATACTGAAAGTAATATGAGTGCCCGTTCTCTGCGGTAAACACTGAGTTGCCATCGCTGATTGAATTATCCTGTAAAAGATTCTTAGCGGGCATATGAGCAAGGTTAAGAGACTTGACAATAAACTTGCCTGCTGTTGCAAGTCTGTCTAAGCCTTCATTCGCTGCATAAGGCATACCGGCTAAGTAATCTTTAGTCGATTCATCCGCAACGATCTGATCTCCGTCCGCTGCGAACATTTTCTGCATAGCCGCTAATTTAATATCTCCCCAGGTATACATTATTCCTTGTCCTTTTTCTTCTTATCTTCTTTGGGTTCGGGAATCTCTTTAAGGTCGGTGAGTTTGGTAACGGGTCTGCCCTCTCCATCCTTGCCAACAACCTCAAATACTCTCTTGCCGAGCTTCATATACTTAGATTCTTTAATCATGGTTTCTCCTTTAAATTCCCCCTGCCCCGAAAGACAGGGGGATAACTTATCAGGTGAGGGTAGTTCCGTGAGCTGCACCGCCCATGAGCATATGCTGCCATGAAGCAAAGCCTGCGGAAATTCTGCCGTAGCCGTTCCAGATCATATCGTCGGTGTCCTGATCTACATGAGCAGTAACGTCAAGTGCTACTCTGTCATAGAACTTGTTGCCGATGATCTCTCTGTTTGCTTCGCTTGACATAAGGATATAAGGCTCAGCGTCAGGATCGGAAACGTGCCATGAAGGATCTACAATGAGCTTCCAATTTCCTTTTTCGATGTTCTTATCGTTGTTGGAGCTTCCTACTACCTGCTCAGAAGCAATGATCTTCTTGCAAAGGTCAATCAGTCTTCCGCAGTTGGAAGGAACGATAATGGTATCGTAGGTGTAAGCCATGTAGTTACCGGAACCGTTCTTGAAGTTAGCACCGATGTTTGCAAGTCTTGCAAGCATGGTAGAATCGTTTCCGAAAGGATTGGTGAAGATGTTGGACTGGGTATTAGCGGGGGTGATGATCTCAGGATGGTCTACTGCAAAGATTGCCTTGCCATCTGCTGAAGTACAGTCAAATGCTACGCCACCGATGGTAACGGAAGTAACAGTTGAAGCTGCTTCTGCGTTTGCGGTAAGAAGTGCTGATCCGAGGTTTGCACGGGTTCTCTTCCATGAATTAATCATGTTAAGAGCCTTTGCCTTCATGAAGTCGATCTCTCCGTCCTCATTAGCCTCACGGGTAATTCTGAACTGCTTCTTGAAGGTGGTGTGCTGAAGGGTCTTGGTAGGTCCGGACTGAATATCGTCCTTGGGTGCGTTTGCACCGTCTGCTGCCATAGGTGCGAAATCGCTGAACTCAGTTACGGAACCGATCTTCTCTCCGAAACGGTTTGACTTCTTAACGTTGAATACGTCGCTGATGAACTGATCGTAGTTGGACTTCTTGGAATAAACGTCATTGATGTACGCTTCCATCATCTGGGCGTTGACGTTCCATGTATCGTCAATGAGTCCACCGTTCTTGGAAACTATGTTGTTTGCCATAATGAATCTCCTTTAACTTTTGAAGGTTAGGGGCTATGCTCACTTCCGCATAGTCCGTATGGGTTTTAATGCAACGAGTTGTTGAAAAGCTCACGGAGTTCCTTATCTGACTTATCCGGGAAAAACTCACGCCACTGTGCAAGCTGTTTCTCAGGTATGTTCACAAGGTTATCTCCGCTTCCTGCGCCACTCTCAGTTGCCTTTAAGTGGCTCTGTGACTTCGCATTATTGATTGCCTGCTGTTTGGCTGCTTCGGTTTTCTTCTCATTGAGCTTGTCCGAATATACCAACTTGTAAGCGTCAACTATGCTAAGTCTGTTGTTATTGACGTAATTAAGAATCTCAGGGTATCTGTCAGACTTCTCTATGTCCTGCGCTGAACGGATATCGGGGTCGATCTTGCCGACTTCCCTTACCTGTTCTTCAATGTATGACTTAACCTTTTCAATTCTCTGTTCCGCAATAACAAGGTTTGCCGCTTTAACTGCCGGGGAGTTATTAACAGCTTTTTCTATAAGGTTCGGGTCAATGCCGTTGTCGGCAAGCGTCTTCTTGGTCTGCAACTGCTCTTGTGCAGTGAGTGCGTCAAAGTAATCCTTGGCTGATTTAATGGGCTGTCCCGTGATGGGATTTTTATAGTCCTTAAATCTCTCCGCATACTCTGCGTCTACTGCGGCCTGTTTGCGTTTGGCTTCTGCTTCTGCTCGTCTTCGTGCGTCTGCATAGATTGCATTGCGATCAAGTTCCGGCTGTTCCTCAGTTACTTCACTTTCAGTTCCCTCGGTGTTCCCCTCGGTTTCCTCTACTTCTGTAACTTCGGCTTCACTTACCTCTGTCTGCTCGGCGGGTTCAGACTCGTTTACGCCATTTTCAAAATCTTCCATTTTTAATCTCCTATTTTTACGCTATTAGTTGCGAATCGCCTTTCGGCTAAATGTGAGGTAAGGATTCGAACCTTACAAGGTACTCTGACCTACTAACTCAGTACTAAGCTATGCGTTGCCAACATTCCGCCACTCACATTATTGTTATTCTGTTTCTACGGGTAGTTCAGTCTCGATGGACTTAACCTTATTCCCGTTATCAGGACACTCAGGGTTCCTGCAATAAAGATCCTGAACAATGTAGAGCTTTCCGTCTCTGAGTACGTACCTGCTTCCACCGATTCTCATTAGTGTTTTACATTTGGGGCAAAGGTGTTCCATTCTGTACTCCCATCTGCTGTATAAGCTGTGCTATCTGCGCCTGCTGTGCCTGCTGTTGCTGTTGAGCTTTAAGCTCCTGAACCTTATCCGCAAACCGCTGTCTTATCTCGGAAGCGTGAGGATAATCATTCTTCTCCATGAACGTCCAATATGTAAGAAGTGTTTCGGGTTCTCCTACGGGTCCGAAAGCTCCGTTCTGGTAGTTGAGTCCTAACTGCTGCCACATTGCTTCACGGTTCATCATGATTGTGGAAGTAGGGTCAACCTCAAAGATAAATTCGTCATTCCAATAAAGTTCTCCCGACTTATCCATCTTTAAGAAGTCATAGCGGTTAAACTCACTAAACTCATAGTCTCCATCGGGCTTCTTGGTTGACAGCGAAACGGGCTGATCCGCATAGGCAAGCATGAATTTAAACATGATCTCATACAACTCTTTGTATGCTTCCTGCTTCATGATTCGCTTGGATTCCATACGGCCTGCCGCCTGATTAATGGAATACTGTTTTGCAGTACCACTGACAGCGGAAGCGTCATACTTACCCTGATATGCGTCTGTGATTCCTAACGTAGACCTTGCAGCTTCGTAATCGTCCATCATAGCGATACGGTCATAACTTATATCTGCGACAAGGTTATGTACGCCTATCATGGAAACATCGTTAGGGTTTTCGACTCTGACGATCTTTAATTCTTCGTCATTAGTCTCTATCTTTAGATTCTGGGGAAGTGTGACGATTGAACCGCCTTTTAATATCTTCTCCATCTTCTTAGAACCGTACTTTTTAATTGAGTCCTGCTGATCCTCAATAACTGCTGCGTCCGATACTCCTAAGAGTGACTTGGACTTGGAAACGTTTCTCCTTAAGATGAGGGGCATTACGTCCGGCTTGTAATAAGGAATCTTCTTATGAACCTTCTTGACTTCCATCTGCGGTTTTCCGAAAGCGTCCATTAAAGGATTGCCT